CGGCGGCGGGCGTAGGGCTGTGGGTGTCGGTTGCTTTCGTGGTCATCGCGTTGTCTCCCGGTTAGCTCGAACGTTAGGGCGCTACCGCCCACCGGCCATTCTTTTCGGCCACGAGGTAATACTTGTCCCCGACGTGCCAATCACGGCCTACCGGATCGTTCGCTGTGAACTCCCGCGCTTCTTTGCGCGTCTTCACAGTGCGAGGCGGAATCTCGTTTTCCTTCATCTTCGCAACCATCTTGCGAAGCATCGCCAGAGTAATGGTGGTGCTCATACATTTCCTCGTTTACCAACCAGCGCCATAACCCGCAATTCAAGCCGACGCCTGACGGCGCGGCTTAATTGCAACGTTAGGCGTCAAAAGGCACGGCCACAGCTTCACTGCATCCCTCAGCTACGACATAGGCGGTAGCGCACCACATCCCGGCGTCCAGCGATTCATCGAACCTGTGCAGAACGTTTATCGGGTGCTTGCGGTCAAATCCCTGGCACTGCGGCTCAGAGTCTTGCCACGGCACAGACACCACCAGACACATCGACGCAGCGCGGCCAATCACGTAGGCGCGCGGGTGAATGTGGCGCACCTCCTGCGCTTCACCGCCATTCTTCTTGCACCACACCCGCACCGCTGCTTCTGCGGCCTTCTTCAATTTGCTCGCCATCTTTGCTTCCTTTGTTCGTCACCACGCCTAACCACGCTGTTCAAGCCGAGGCCGGACGGCCCGGCTTAACGCGGTCGTTACGCATCCGCATACACCACTACCCCGCGATCCGCCGCAGTGGCCCACAAGAACTCCAGAAAATCGCTGAACTCGCGCCGGCCCATCTTGCTTGTCCGCAGGCCCAGCATCACGACGCCCCCTGCCAGGCCCATCGCCAGGCGCACTTGCTCGCCCTTAAACGCGGCTGTCAGTACATCCTTCCATTCCTCCGGCGTCATGGTCACGGCCTTGCCGTTGACGGGCCATTGAAGCTGCTCGCTGAACGCCTGCAAGATCGGCCACATCGCGGCATTTGCCTCAAGGCTGCGCGTCGGCTCTTTGACCGTCACCACCCAGCCCGCAGGAGCCTCGGCAACCGCCGCAACGGCACGGCGCCGGGCGAGATCGTGCGAAAGCTGAAACCTCACGATTCCTGGCCCGCAGAGTTGCCGATCAGGCGCTGGCCCATCCCAACGACACGGCCAAAACTGTGCGCGCGGCCTTCTGTCTGAAGAGCCAACTTTGCGGCATTGATCTCGGTCTGCACGTTGTCGTTCAGGACCTTCATGTTGGCGGCAATCGCCATGCCTGTCGTCGCCGGCATGGTGCCATTGCGCAACTGAACGATGGTGTCAATGATGATGCGGCGCGCATCGCCAAAGGTCATCAGTTGGTTAGAGTCCATATGTACGCATCCTCTTTGCGGTGATGTTGAGAATCAAGAGTTCGGCTTTCCCAGAGTTGGTAAAGCCTTTTGGTAGCCTCTTCATGAATTCGTTTTTTGCCCAACCGTCGCCAAGCTCGCCCGATGTGAATGGGGCTTCACCCAGCAAGACGCCGACTTCATCCCAGCCTTGACGGCCACGCAGGCACCACTTCAATGCAAGGTCATAAATCCACTGCGCTTGATCAGCGCTTTCAAATTCTGCAATGTCGTATTGGCGGCTTACGTGGTTATCACAGATGCTACGGACCATGTAAGGCGGGACCCATTGGTCTCGGCTGCGTTCAATGATTTCAGCCCGAGCCAACTTGTATGCCTTGCGTGCGATTTCACGGCCTGGGTTGTAAGAGTCTTTGTTCCTTGCGTAGTGCGAACGCTGCACCGCGCGTCTGGATTCAATGTCTTTGTACGGCATATCAGGCCCGCACCAGACCCTTACGCGCCAGCTCGCGCAGCGTCATCAGAATCGCGGTATCCATCGCCTCGCGCCTCTCTTGCCGGCTCATCTCGCGGCCTTGGTCGATCTCGGTATGGCACGCCACGCACAGGGCTGCGGTCCACATATCGTCTGTCTTGGCGCCCATGCCCTTGCCCTGGTTGCGGTGTGCGGCCTGGGTGTTGCCTTCGCGGAAACACCGCATGCACGGCAGCGATGCCACTGCACGCCTCCAAGGCTCTGATTCCCAGCGCGGTTGCTTGAGCAGGTTCACTTGATCGCCAGCCTGTAGCCGGTCACCAGCGACACGCCAGCCACCTCGCGGCCACCAGCCAGCGCAGCCTTGAGCGCGGTCTTGTCGGGCTCTGTCGTGGTCTTCACGCGCAGGAACTCGGCAGGCAACTCGGCGCCGTCGCTGATCTGCACGCTGGCCGGCGTCTTTGCCACTTTGGCGGCCCATTCGTCGGTCTGCACTTCAGCAGTGCCGGTGTCTTGCATGTGCTGCAGGACATAAGCGCGCAGGGTGGCTGTGCGGGTGCTGAGTGTCTTGGCACGGTCTGCCATGCGCTTCGCGGCCTGGGCGGCGCCGTCTGCCAGGATGTCCAGCTCCAGCGAATAGGCGATGCAGGCGCGCAGCTTGTCGTGCAGATCACCTTGCAGGCTTTCGACGGTATCCGCAACCGCTTCGGGCGGCGCGTCAATGTCAGCCAGAACCGCCAGGGCTTGCCGGTACTCGGCTGCGATTTCGTAGAGAGCGGTCATGCTGCTGCGTCCTTCGGCCATGCTGCCGTAAGTTTGTCTTGTGTCTGCGTGTCCAGCTCGGCCCACACGGCATCCAGCACAGGCACATCCCATCCGGCCATTGCAAGCGCGGCGCCAACAGCATCGCCAGCAGCAACGCCGACAGCAATGCGCCGGGCGCGGGCCTTCGGGCTCATGTCCTGCGGGCCACCGTTGGCCGGGTTCGTGCTGGGCGCAACTTCGTGCGTGCTGAAGTCGGCGTCGTTGTCGGCCGTGGCCTCAGTCGGGATGCAGAACACCAGCAGAGCAAGATACTTGTAGGCCGCGCTCATGGCCTTGTTTGTGGCCTTGTCGGCGCTGTCCATGGCTTCACCGTAGGTGCAGACCGTGTGCTTGCTGCCGTCTTCAGTGCTGACCAGATCGAACTCGACCTTGCATGTCACGTAAAACAGCGCGCCGCCCTTGGCTGTGGTGCGTTCCACAGTTTCACGCCCAACGCAGCGCGGCAGGATCACAAGACCAGCCTCAACCAGCGCGGTAGACAGCGCGTTAAGCACGTCGTCAATGCCGCGAAAGTTGTAGCCCTGTTGTGTGTTCTTGCGGCCCTTGCTGATGCCTTGGAGGCTCATGGCTGCGCTCACGGCGCCGATTGCTTGGTAAACCTTCATGTTGTCCTCAGAATTCCGCAGGCTGTGCGGCCTGCTGTGATGCGATGCGGAAGGCGCGGCGTGCGCTCATGCCTTCGGCGCGATAGATGCGGTACAGAGCCCGCTGGAGTGCGCGGCGGCTCACGATGCAACCTTCCAAACCTGCATCGCAAAGGCCGCGATTTCGCTGGCGTAGATGGCGACAAGTGCGCCGCTCATCACGCCGCCGAAAACGACGCCCACGGGCAGCCACCACACGATGGTGGCCTTGATGCCTTTGGGGCTATCGTCGGCGCCCAACTCGGTGCAGCACTCGGCGGCCTGCGGATAGCGGCCCTGGGCATCGCAGCCTCGCGGGATGTAGGCGCGGCGGTCCAGCTCGGATTCAGACAGCGGGCCGTGGACGATGGCGGGCGAATTGAGGTTTTGCATGGTCAGTTTCCAAACGCGCCAGCACTCAGCGCAAGAATGATGACGATGAAGGCGCACACGAACAGCCGTTCAACGGCTTCGGCGCGGGCTCTGTCGCGGGGGCTCATAGCTTCACCATCGCAGCAGCAGCACGCACGATTGCGCGGCGTGTGGCTGCGTATGGGTCGGCGGATTTGGCTGTCGAGCCTTCGCCAAACGAACCGTTTCTCTTCGTCACTGCAAGACCTGGGCTTACTCGAAAGTCCAGCGTCACCGCCAGCCGCAGCGCATCCCCGTCATCCTCAAGCGGGTTCCACGCCTCGTTGTATGGGCTGCCTGAGTAGCACAAGCAGTCAACACCTTTGCGCCAGTCAACGGCGATTCCTGCTGCCTTGGCGGCAAACTCCAGCAGTTCGCGGTCTGTGCTCATGCCGTCACCTCAAACCACTCGGGGAATTCCGACTTCAGGAACTGGAAGGCATCGGACTCGGGCATGTAGGCCAGCATGTCAACCACTGCGGCCCTGATCTGCTTGTCCGTCATGTTCAATTCCACAGCCACGGCGCGGGTGCCGGCGCTGCCCAACGGCATCACGCTCGCAATGTCCTGGCCTTCGATGTAGACGGGGCGCATCAGAAGCTCTCCCGCATGGCAGCGTGCTGTGCCTCGGCGCGGTCGGCTTCGTCGCACTCGCGCAGGAACTCCAGATGCGCCACACCGGCCTGCTGCCAGCGGTCCTGCACTTCCTGGATGAACTGGTCGGCATCAACCCACACGCCATTGATGAGCGCGCACAGCGGGGTGATGCTCTCGTCGTAGTGCGGTTCATTCCAGCCGTCGCCGGATTCGCCTTCGTGCTCGAATTCCACGATCACGTTCGCGTCGCCCAGGAACGACTCAGCGTGAAGGCAGCCCTCTTGTGGCGTCAGGTTGTGGCCTTCGATGGTCGCCAGATCGGCAGCGAAGCCGGCGGCGGCGATGCGCAGGGCGCCTTCGGGCAGCTCGCGCAGCCAGGATGCCCAGCGTGCCGGGTTCTGCGGGCGCTTGGCAAGGCGCGCGGCTTCATCGGCCATGGCGCTGTAGTGGGTCAGCGCGTGCGCTGCTGTGGGCAGCGGGGTGACGTTTGCGGGGAAGTTCATCTTCTGCTCCTCACCGCGTGATCTGCAGTGTGGAGTGAATCCTACCGAATGCGGTACGGTGCGTCAACCGAATCCGGTAGGCCCGTTACAATTTAGTACGGCACCCCAAAAGGTGTCATTGAACGGGTCAGTGGTCTGTGTTCTTGAAGACCTTGGCGGCCTGCAGCATGCGCTGATAGAAGGCGCGCTCGTCTTCGCTCATGGGCAGCAATGTCGGCGGGTTCTTGGGATCGAAGCCCGGCACGAGCAATTGCCAAGGTGCGATACCGAACACACGGGCGATCTTGTCCAGCAGCTCCAGGCCGACGCTGGTGGTCTGCTGCTTAAGCCTCGTGGCTGACCCTGGCCCTATATCAGCTTCGCGCGCCAGGCGCGTCAGGTTTTCCCCGCGCCAATGGTGCTGCATCAAGGCGGCCACACTTGACCAAAGGACTTGACGGCTGTCGATTTCATTCATGGTTGCAGCGTAGTCACACCGATTCGCGGGTGCCTGACACGCTCCACCGTAAGCGGTTGACGCATCCCACCGAATACGGTAGGCTTCAGCCATGAACAACACCATCCCGAGCGCCGCAGACATTGCCGCGCAGTTGGCCCCACTCAAGGCGCCGCAGATACAGCGGCTGTCTGAGCTGTCCGGTGTGCCGTTCCACACGCTCTTGAAGATCAAGAGCAAGGAAACGGGGAATCCCCGGCTGGACACGGTGCGCCAGTTCGCCCCGTTCATCAGTGAAGCGGCTGGCGCTTGACCCATGGTTCTTCATCGCTCGCAACGGACGCCCGCCTACCGGGTGCTGCGTGGCCCCTCCTCCACATTGCAGCGCGAGCTTGCGCCCAGGTCGGCGTGTGTCGGCCTGGGCCTTTTTTTGGGTCACAGCTTCACCCCTTCGCTGATCAGCCGCGCAAGTCGCGCCAGCAGCTCGGCCACCTTGGCCTGAGCCCACACACCAATTTTTGACGGGTCGTATTCCATGCCCACAACTATCGACCGCGACACCTCTCAACCACGCACAACTTCATTGCGCGGGGTTGTGCAGCTCGGCCTTCCCACGGTAGTGACGCCCGAGGAAGTGGCCCGCGAGAAGTCGCTGGGTGGCGCCATTGACCTTTGCGTGAAGGTGGCTGGTTTCGATCTGGACAAGCAACTGACAGCCGCTCTGCACTTCGACAAGGCTCAGTTTTCGCGCTGGGTGAGCGGTCAGGAAGGCGTGACATGGACGAAGCTCAAGATGGTCATGCAGCACTGCGGGAACGACGCCCCGGTGTTGTGGATGGCCCATGACGCGGGTTACGGCCTGCACGCCATGCGCAAGCGCGAGACGGAGTTGCAGCAGGAGCTTCGACACGCCCGCGAGGAAAACGCGGCCCTTCGCCGGGTGTTGATGGGTGCGTCTTCATGAGCGTCTACACCTCGCCCGTTGACGTTTCCATGAAGCGCAGCCCTAGCGGCGGCGGCCTGCAGATCACCCTGAGCTTTCTCAAGTGCGGCCACAAGGGCGCGCGTGCCGGCGCTCAGATGCGCGGTCACATGCCTTGGCGCTGCGCGTCTTGCGTGAAGAAGGAGGCGGCAAGTGCTACAGCTTGAAATCCCGCTTGCCCGCGCATCCGACCCGGCGACAAGCCATGCCGCAGCCGACAGCGCGCGTGAACTGCAGGCACGGCACCACAGGATCATCCTGGCCGCGCTTGAGGCGCACGGGGCTGCGGGCAAGGATCGGCTGGCGGTTCTGACCTCGCTCACGGGCGTGCAAGTGTGCCGGCGCCTGGTGGAGCTGGAGCGCATGGGCCGGGCAAAGCCCACAGGCCGCACCGTGACCAGCACGGCAGGGCGCCAAGAGCGTGAATGGGCGGTTGCGTGACAAGACCGGCACCGTACCCAGCAGACACCCGCGCCAAGGGGTGGCGATTTGAGCTTGACTATGAACGCATCGTTCAATCAAGCACATGGGCCCTGGCTGGCCCCGAGGCGCGTCCCTGGCTGCTGATGATGTGGCTGACCTCATGGCAGCAATTGCCGTGCGGGAGCCTGCCGAATGACGAGGCGGTGATGGCCGCAATGATCGGCGCCCCCGCGAAGGTCTGGGCAAAGCACCGCGCAGTCCTGATGCGTGGTTGGACTGTCGCTGATGACGGGCTGCTCTATCACCCGACCATCTGCGCTCGCGTGCTGGAAATGCTGGACTACCGCAAGAAGAACGCGGAACGCGTTGCCAAGTTCAAGGCAGCAAAGCGTGAAGAACGCGCCGGTAATGCATTACCAACACAGCAGCAACCTGTGAGGAACGGCACCGGAACCGGAACCGGAACCGGAAGAGATATACCTGTGGAACACCACGACGCGGGCGGGGGCGCGGAAGACGACGCCTGGATTGTCGGCAATGCAAAGCCGACAGAGGCCGGGGCGTTGTGCCGAACGCTGCGGCAAGCCGGCATCGCTGACGTGAACCCCGGCCACCCCCGGTTGCTGGCCTTGCTGGATGCCGGCGCGCAGCCTGTGGAGTTTTCCGGGTTCGTGCCGCAAGCGCTGGAAAAGGCGCCCGGCAACCCGTTCGCCTACCTCCTGGGCGTTGTCGAGGGTGAGCGCACCAGGGCTGCATCGGCTTCAGGACGGATTCATCGCGGCCATTTGCCGAACAAGCAAGAGGCCATTGAGCAACGCAACGCCGCTGCGGGTGACGCATGGCTGGCGCAACAAGGGGCAGCATGAACGCGCAAGACAAACCGGCTTTCAAAGACCTGATAACGCAGGCTCTGGCCTTCTATCGGCAGGACGTGAGCGGCTTCACCCTGACGGTGTGGTGGCAGGCGTGTGCGCCTTTCAGCATGGAGCAGGTCCACAAGGCTTTCACCGCCCACGCAATCGACGCAGAGCGCGGCCGGTTCCCACCGATGCCGGCAGACATCGTGCGCCAGTTGCAGGGCACGCAGACCGACCGCAGCCTGATCGCCTGGGGCAAGGTGCTGGACGCCATGCAGCGTGTCGGCGCGTATCGGTCGGTGGCCTTTGACGATGGCGCGATTCATGCCGCGATTGAGGACATGGGCGGCTGGTCGAAGGTGTGCCGAAGCACCATGGACGAGCTGCCGTTCGTGCAAAAGCGCTTCACGGAGGCGCACCGCGCCTACTCGGCCAGGCCCGGCGCCACGTTCCCGGCGCTGCTGCTGGGGGAGCATGAAATCAGCAACCGGATGCAGGGCAAGCGCGTGGCCCCGCCGATGTTGGTCGGTGATCCGGTCAAGGCCAAGGAAGTGATGGCGATTGGCTCGGAAGGGCCGAAGACGCAGATCGTGGAGGGTGATTGGCTGGAAAGCATGCGCCTTACCTATGGGGTGACACCATGACCGGAAAAGTTCCCATGTACCGCCGCATGCTTGACGCCATCGAAGCGGCAGGCCCGGACGGCATCACCGTGCAAGACCTGACCGCCGCCACTGGCATGAGCGCGGCCAGCATCCGAACCGAAGTGCAAAAGCGCCGCGTCGCCGGGCACACCACAGCCGGGCCGCGCGTGATCTGCGGTGTCCTGCGCTACTTCCACGGCGACCACAGGCCGCAGCGGCAAGAGACGCGGTTTGTTCCGCCCATCCGTTCCACAGCGCCGGACTTGATCTGCGGCTTGCTTGCGGCAGCCGGTCCCACGGGCGTGACGCCGGAAGAGTGCCTGGCCCTGGTTACGATGAGCCAGCTCATTCGCCACGGCTACGCGCTTCGGCGCGCGGGAAAGATGTTCGTTATCTCGCCCGGCTCCAGCGGTTACGGATCGCGCTACTTTCCGACGCTGGAAAGCGCGCAGGCATACAACGACGAACGCCGCAAAGCTGCAAAGGAACGCAACAGGCTGCGGGGCATGGAGCGCAAGAAGGCCCAGCGCGCAGCAGCCCCGAAACTGCCACGCAAGAAGCATGTCATCACCAAGAAGCGCGCCCCGGCTCCAATCGTGCTGAAGAAGTCGGCGCCGAAGAAGCTCAATCCGGCTGAAGCCCTGAAGGCCGCGCCAGTGGTGAACCCGCACAAGGTCCGGCCGGTGGTGCTGCCATCCAACCCGCTGTGGTTCGAGGTCACGCACGCGCCGCAGGTTGTGAGCGCGAATGAGTGCCGGCCGTGGGCTCGGTATGCCTGACGACCGCGTGAAGTGCAACGACTGCAAGAACCTGCGCGGCGCCTGGTGCGTGAACGCCCAGCGTGCCGGCCTGCACAACCGCAACGAGCGGGCGGAAATCAGCAAAGCATTGGCGGAGATGCCGCAGAGGTGCCCTGGCTTCGAGGGCATGTTCCCGAAAACGACTTCGGGAACATCGGAATGAGAGCCGCCCGCACTGACGCCAACCACACCGCAGTCGTGCGCGCTCTGCGCCAGGCCGGGTGCAGCGTGTTCGATACATCGTCAGTAGGCGGCGGGTTTCCTGACCTCGTTGTGGGGTGTGGGGGCAAAACCATGCTCATGGAAATCAAGGACGGCGCAAAGCCGCCAAGCGCACGCCGGTTGACGCCCGCGCAGCTTGAGTTACACGCGGCATGGCGCGGCGGGCCTATTGCGGTGGTGATGGATGTGGAAAGCGCGATTCGCGCAGCGAGGGTGATGGAATGAGCGCGCCGGTTAAGAAAACGAAACGCAAACCAACGGGCGCGGCGGCTATGGGCGCTGGGCCTGGGCGGCCGAAGGGTTCCGTCAACAAGCTCACGACGATGGCAAAGGACGCCATTGCGCAGGCCGCTGCTGGCTTGGGTGGCGTTGACCGCCTTATCGCGTGGGCGCAGGAAGACCCGGCCAATGAGCGCGTGTTCTGGGGCACGATCTACCCGAAGTTGTTGCCGCTGCAGGTCACGGGTGAGGGTGGCGGAGCGCTTCAAATCAGTATCTCGAAAACTGAGGCTGATCTTTGAAACTCACAGAGCGCCAAGAGCAGGCGCAGAAAGTATTGGCTGGGAAATCAACGCATGTAATGCTGTATGGAGGGAGCCGTTCCGGCAAGACATTCCTACTGGTGCGCGCCGTGATTATCCGGGCGCTGAAGGCACCAAAAAGCCGCCACGCAATATTGCGGTTTAGATTCAACGCTGTCAAAGCGTCGGTGATATTCGACACATACCCCAAGGTATTGGAGGTGTGTTTCCCTGGGTTATCTGCGCCAGTCAGTAAGAGCGATTGGTTCGCCACACTTCCAAACGGGTCTGAGATATGGTTCGGTGGGCTTGACGACAAAGAGCGCACAGAGAAGATTCTGGGCCAGGAATACGTCACGATCTACCTGAACGAAGCATCACAAATACCGTGGGGCAGCCGGAATATGGCGCTTACCCGGCTGGCGCAACGTGTGACGCAGGACACAGACGGCACGCTGCTTAAGCCGCGCATGTACTACGACTGCAACCCGCCTAGTAAATCGCATTGGGTGTATCGAGTATTCCACGACCATACAGACCCGGAAACACGCGAAGGGCTGCCAAACCCTGATGATTATGCGTGGGCGCAGCTAAACCCAGAAAGCAACGCGCATAACCTTGGTGAGAGTTATCTGGCAACGCTGAATGCCATGAGCGGCAGGCTTCAACGCAGATTCTTGCGCGGTGAGTTTGCAGACGCCACGCCAAACGCGCTATTCGCTGAAGAGATAATAGATAGGTGGCGCGTCAGTGATACTGCGAAACTTCCAGATATGGTCAGAATCGCTATCGGCGTGGACCCGTCAGGCAGCGGTGATATTGACAACGCAGATAACGACGCCATTGGTATTGTTGTTGCTGGCCTCGCGGTGGATGGCAACGTGTATATCTTGGAAGACGCCACGGTAAAGGCCGGGCCTGCGACCTGGGGACGGCTTGTGGTGTCGGCTTTCACCCGGCATGACGCCGATGTGGTGGTGGCCGAGGTCAACTACGGCGGCGCCATGGTCGAGCAAACGCTCGAAATCGCCCGCAAGGCCGCAGGGATCAGGAATATCGGATTCAAGTCGGTCACGGCGTCAAGAGGCAAGGCCGTGCGGGCTGAACCATTCTCTGCAATGTATGAAGAGGGGAAAATCAGACACGCGGGCGTGTTTCTGGAGCTGGAAGACGAGCTTTGCGAGTTTTCGACCAATGGATATACTGGCAACAAGAGTCCAAACCGGGCGGATGCGTTAATATGGGCACTTGCTGAACTGTTTCCCGGCGTCATGCGCAAGCGAACGGCTGAATCTGACGGGAAAACAGACAGATATTCAAAGGCACGATCAACGAACTCGGGCAGCGTATGGGCGCAGTGACTGACACAGACGACAGCGACGACGACGACCTTGATGTTCTGACACGGGTCAAGAAGCACAAGAAAGAGGCCGACAAAACCCTGTCATCCTGGCGTGATGAGGCCCGTGTCGCGTATGACTTCGTGGCCGGAAACCAAATCAACGACGAGGACCGGCAAGCGCTCGAAGGAATGATGCGCGTGCCGGTGGTATTCAACCGCATCGGCCCGATGATCGACTCGGTATCCGGGTCTGAGGTCAACAACCGCCAGGAAGTGCGGTATATGCCGCGCTCGGTGGGCGATACCCGCATCAACGAGGTTTTGAGCGGCGCGGCGGACTATGTGCGCGACAACTGCGATGCGGAGGACGAAGAATCGGACGCCTTCCTTGATGCCGTGATCTGCGGTGTGGGCGTCACCGAAATCTCGCTGGACTACACCGACAACCCGGACGGCGCCATCAAGCTGGACCGGCGCGACCCGTTGACCATGCGTTGGGACCAGGCCGCGAAGAAGCGCAACCTTGCCGACCGCACATGGCAACAGCGCGAAGACTGGATGACGGAAGAGGAAATCGAGGCCAAATGGCCCGAGAAATTCGATTCCGTTGCCGGTGGTGGTGTTGGCTGGGGTGACGACGACGCGGCGGGCGGAGACCACAACGCCGACATGGCATGGCTGTATGAGCGAGACGCCAGCGGCTATGACCGCAAGACCGGCAAGTACCGCGTGATCCATCACCAGTGGTTTGAGCTTGAGACTTACCACATGGTCTTGGACCCGATGAGCGGGAAACTTACCGAAGTTACCTCTAAGCAGTGGGAGCAATTCCAGGCCCGCGCCGCAATGGTCGGCATGCCGGTGCAGTCTGTCACCAAGCAGCGCAAGAAGTTCAAGCAAGCCTTTGTGGCTGCGGACACGGTGCTTGAAGAGTCCGATTGCCCGTGCAACGCCTTCAGCTACAACTTCATCACTGCAAAGCGCGACCGCAACCGCAACATCTGGTACGGCATCGTCCGGCCGATGATTGACCCGCAGCGGTGGGCGAACAAGTTCTTCAGTCAGGTTCTGCACATCATCAACACCAACGCCAAAGGTGGCATGGTTGTTGAAGAGAGCGCGACCGACAACCTGCGCAAGTTCAAAGAGGATTGGGCGAAGTCCGATTCTGTGGTTGTCGTCAATGACGGCGCCATCTCTGGCGGCAAGATTCAGGCGAAGCAGCCCCCGGCGATCCCGAACTCCATCAACGACATGCTGCAATTCAGCATCTCGTCATTGCGGGATGTGACCGGCATCAATCTTGAGCTGCTCGGCATGGCCGACAGGCAGCAGGCCGGCGTTCTGGAGGCCCAGCGCAAGCAAGCGGCAATGACGGTGCTTGCAACGCTGTTTGACGCCCTGCGGCGCTACCGCAAAGAGAGCGGGCGCACGATGGCGAAGTACATCGTGGAGTACATGAGCGACGGCCGGCTTGTGCGAATCCTGGCCGGCGACGGGACCGAGAAGTACGTTCCTCTGTTGCGCGAACAAGGCGCGCTTGAGTATGACGTGGTCGTGGACGAGGCCAGCACCAGCATCAACAACAAGGAACGCACATACGCGATCTTGATGCAAATGCTGCCGAATCTGGCGCAGCTCGGGGTGCCGTTCTCGGCTGATCTGCTGGAATACAGCCCGCTTCCGTCCGCCATGGTCGAGAAGTGGAAAGCGTTGCAGGAACAGCAGGCGCAGAACAAGCCGCCCGACCCGCAAATGCTCACGGCACAAGCCAACCTCGTCAAAGCGCAGTCAGGCGCCCAAAAGGCACAAGCCGACGCGCAGCAGGCACAGGCAGAGCTGCCGATCCAGGCACAGGAACTCAGCGTCAGGGCACTGGAGGCGAACGTCGCACGGCTCCAAGCCATGGTTGAAGCGATGTTGGCACAAGCCCAGCTCGCGCAACTGAATCCGGCAATGTTGCCGGCCGGTCAGGGTGTGCCGTACATGCCCGGAATGCCTCAATGAGCGAACTGTCAGACATCGTAGGCCAGGACGTAAACCTGGCGGCCACGGAATCGGCACCAGAGTCCGTCGAGCCTACCGAAGTTGCAGAAACCGGCGCAGAAGCGCCCGAACAGGCGCCAGAACATGCGCCCAAGGTTGTGCCGCTGGCCGCGCTCCACGAGGAACGCGAGCGGCGCAAGGAAATGGCCCGGCAGATTGAAACGCTGCGCCAGGAGCAGGCCCAACGCGATGCCAAGATCGAAGCGCGCATGCAGGCGCTGTATCAGGCCAGCCAGCCCAAGCCCCCGACATTTGACGAGAACCCGGCCGAACACCTCCGGCAGCAGTTGGAGCAGACCCGCCAGGAAACCCAGGCCACCAATCAGCAGTTGACCGCCTGGCAGCAGCAGCAGGCCCAGGCCGCGCAGTTGCAGCAGATCAAATCTGCGGTCTGGAATCACGAAGCGCAGTTTGTTGCCGAGAAACCCGATTACCACGACGCGGTGCAATTCATGCGCCAGCAGCGGGCGAACGAGTTTCAGGCCATGGGCGCCGATCCGCAGTCTGCGCTGAATCAGGCAACGCAGGAAATGATCGAAGGGGCTTTGCTGAATGCCCAAGCCGGCAGAAACCCGGCCCAGGTGGCATATCGCATGGCCGAACTGCGTGGTTATCGTCCCAAACCGCAGGGTATTGCGGAAGGCGCCGAGAAACTGCAGAATCAACAGCGAGGGGTTGCGGCTGCACGTACTATCGGCAGCGGCGGCTCCACAGCAGGAAAACTCAGCGTCAATGCCCTGGCAACCATGTCCGATGAGGACTTTGCCGAGGCGACGAAGGGTAGAAATTGGGAGAAACTGATGGGGGGTTAAACCCTTATCGAGACTTGCCGGCTATACTGGCTAAACCGCAGCACCCGGCGTTATAGGGTGGTTTCGTAGCAGACCGCGTGAGTGTCTGAATGATCGCTAGGCCAAGCGTTACGGCCGAACCAATCCATTCAAAACTCACGAGGTTTCCAAATGTCTACTACGAGTTATGGCGTCAATGACGCCCTGGCGGTCAAGCTGTGGAGCAAAAAGCTCTTTCAGGAATCGCTGAAAAAGACCTACTTCTCAAAGTTCATCGGCAAGTCGTCGTCTTCGGTCATCCAGATCAAGGACGAGACCAGCAAGGGCCCCGGCGACAAGATCACCATCGGCCTGCGCATGCAGTTGACCGGCGACGGCGTGCTGGAAGACGGCACGCTTGAGGGCAACGAAGAAGCGCTCACCACGTACAGCGACGCGGTTTACATCAACCAGCTTCGCCACGCGGTGCGCTCGGCCGGCAAGATGTCCGAACAGCGCGTGCCGTTCAGCGTGCGCGAAGAGGCCCGCGCCGGCCTGGAAGACTGGTGGAGCAACCGGCTCGATACCTGCTTCTTCAACCAGCTCTGTGGCAACACCGCAGTGTCGGACACCCGTTACACCGGCAACCAGGCGGCCATCGCCCCCGATGCTGCGCACAAGGTCTACCTGAACGGCTCTGCTGACGAGTCGGCCACGGCGTCTTACGTCTTCGACATCACCATCATTGACAAGTGCGTCGAAAAGGCCCGTACAGCCACGGTGCCGATTCGCCCGGTGATGGTCGGCGGCGAAGAAAAGTTCGTCATGTTCCTCCATCCCTACCAGGTCTACAACCTGCGCACTTCGACCACGACCGGCCAGTGGCTGGACATCCAGAAGGCTGCGATGAGCGGCGGCAAGGAATCCGGCAATCCGATCTACACGGGCGCGCTGGGCGAATACAACGGCGTTGTGCTGCACGAATCGACCCGCGTCACCAAGGGCGTGAACTCGTCCACGGGCGTTGCGATTGACTCCGTGCGGCGCTCGGTGTTCTGCGGTGCCCAGGCCGGCGTGATGGCCTACGGCAAGGACGCGGCCGGCGGCGAGATGAACTGGGTCGAAGAGTTGTTCGACTTCAAGAACCAGCTCGGCGTGGCCGCAGGGATGATCTTTGGCATCAAGAAGGCGCAGTTCAACAGCGCCGACTTCGGGACCATCGTCGTGCCCACCTACGCGGTTGCCCACGGCTAAAGCCTAGAGGGCCCTTCGGGGCCTTCGCTTCACACACCGAAAGGAACACACCATGGCTACCGGAACTGCGGGCACCTCTGCTCGCACCTACCACACGCAGCAGATCCACTTCCTGCGCAAGTCGCTTGTCGAAACCGGCACTGTCGCCAATCAGTCGGAAATCTTCACCGTTGGTGTGATCCCGGCCGGCGCGACGATCCTCAAGCCTCTGTCGGGCATCAACGTCGATGTGGCCTACACCTCGGCCACGAACAAGCTGATCAACATCGGCACCACGGCATCGGCGAGCCTTTACGGAACCTCGTTGTCGGCCGCTGCGATCACGTTCGTGCCGTTGGATGAAGCCGTTGCGATGACTGTGGCGGCTGACACGACCATCACCGCCTCGCACGCCCTGACCGGCGCAGTTGGGTCGGCTGGCCGGGCTGAAGTCGTCATCGCCTACGTTCCCGACATCGATGGCTGAACCATGCCGGCGCAGGGCCATTTACGCGGCCCGGCAACAGCAGCGCGGCGAGGCGTCACAGCCTCCCGCGCCTATTCACACGGCGCAGCCAGCGGCTACGCCTTCCCCTGGGAAGAAACGTGGCCGACCTAGCAACGCTGAAATCGAGGATCGCAAGAGAAATCCAGCGGTCTGACGCGACCGCTGATATTGCGAATGCGATTGCAGATGCTGTCGCTGAGTATCAGACGCATCGGTTCGCGTTCAATCAAGTATCTACGACGTTTTCAACGACCGCAGGCACTGAGTATTACGGCGCCCCGACAATACCCAGCGATATTGCGCAGATAGATTCTGTGCGTATTACTGCTAACGGCCGGACGACACTTATCAAGCCTGATAGCTGGTTGGCGCTTGAGAGTATCAGCACCATGACAGCCGCTCAGCACAGGCCAGGTTTTTGGGCCTGGTACAAGGAGCAGATTCGGTTCTACCCGGTGCCTGATGGCGTATATACGGTGACCGTGAGTTATCTGCAGAAACTCGGCGTGCCTTCAAGTGATTCAGCGTCAAACGCATGGACGGAAGAAGCCGAGGAATTGATCCGGCAAGCCGCCAAGGCCAAATACTTTACCAACGTGGCCTATGACATCGAAAACGCGAATTTTGCAGCCGGTCAGGCGCAGATTCAATTCAAGCGCCTGAAGCGCGAACTCCTGCAACTGGAAACCGGGCCGCTTGTTGGCTCGATGTAAGGGACAACATGGCCGGCACACAGTACAAAAACGCCACCTCGGGTGAGTATGTCGAGGCATCAACCGCGAGCGGGTTGCCCGTCGCTGCGTCGTCTGCGACCTATTCGCGCCTGTATGGCGGCGCCGTTGCAACCCACAGCGCGGTCATCGCGGCCGATGCCGCAGTGGTAAGCGGCCCCTGCATCTTCTACGGCGTCAAGGTTGTCACCGCTGGAACAAACGTGACCGTCTATGACGGCGTGACGGCTGCTGGCGTGGCAGTGATCACCACAGAGGCGACGGCATCGGCTGGCGCGCTCATCACGCCGGCCGGCGCTGGCGTGGGTGTCTTGATGACGACAGGCATCTATTTGGACCTGACGTTGGGCACCTACATCGTTTATTACGCTCGGTAAGGAAGACCCATGTTCCAAATCGTCAATTCCACAGAACTTGCGGCGCTTGCTGACGGTGTTGGTATCGAGGGAAGCCTCGGCGTCATCTACCAATTGCGTGATACGGGCGTCTGCTACGAGTGGAACCCCACGACGCGCGTCATGGATCGCGTGGGCGGCCTTACCGTTTCGCAGGCGGCGGCAGTCAATGATGTGTTGGACGGTCACCGCAACAACAACAGCCTGTTGGTCATCGGCGGCGACCACCCCTACGCGCAGTGGTGGGGCAATGACGGCACGGACGGCATGGCGCAGATGTACGAGGACTTGGGCATCACGCCCTACATCGCCACATGCGCCGACGAATCGACGGACGCCACCAGCGGCGCGGGCCTGACAGTCGGCCGCTTCGAGATGATGACCACGCAGCAGGCCCAGGCCCTGCAAACTCGCGGCGTCGAATTCGTCAGCCACGGCACGCGACATACCACCGCCTGGGAACTTTTCAACACCGGCATCCGCGTTTACTACACGGGCGCTGAAGCCACGCCCACGGTCAACATCAGCAGTACGCAACTGACCACAAACACGGCGGTCACTGGCGCGACGGCGTTCCTCTTTTCGACATACACCACACTCACGACACTGGCTGCCGCGATCAACGCGCTGGCCGGCTGGAACTGCATCCTGGCAACCGAGCTGCTGGGCACAGAGCCCAGCGCGTCCCTGGTGCCGCTGAACGCAGCCCGCAGCGTGGCGACCATCGGCGCGGGCGACCCGACGAACAGCAATCAGCGCTTTGCCATCGCGGCCGGCATCCTGATCCGCTACAACGGCACGGGCTATCGCAACGTCTCAATCTCGTGCAACTCGGGCTCGAACTTCATCAGCGTCTACCTGGACGGCGCGCGGATCATCGCCACCACGACGAACGCCACGCTGCTGACCATCAGCGCAGCCATCAACGCGCTGAACGTGGCCGGCCTGACCGCACTGGTCATGGACAACGGTTACAACGCCCAGACTGTCGGCGGCAGCACTGTGCTCAATCCCGGCCAGAAATTCCGCGAGACCTATTGCTTCGGTGATGAAAACGGCCTGACCCTGAGCCGTGTCGAGAACTGCCGATCCGTCAACGGATTTGGCGTCATGCTGACCCAGGGCCTGGGGCATGTCTACGCGGTGCGCCGGGCCATCCTGGCGGCGAAGGAGCGCTTCAGCTCCAGCTACGGCCTGAACGTCAAATCGTTTGCGCAGCCTGGCGGCCGGCTGGCCCCGTGGATGGTGGGCCCTGTGCTTGACGAGCATGTCTCCTGGCGCGGTGGGCGCGGCCTGCCGTCTGACCTGATGGCGCACCTGAGCCCGCACGCGATGCCGGCCAATCTGCCCACCAAGTTCACCGGCTACTTCATCAGCATCGTTTCATCTTCGCCTGTGACGCCCTACAGCGAAGCCGATGTCAAGGCGGTGGTGGACGCACTCAGCGACAGCGACGGCTGGCATGTCAATTGGCTGAATCACCTTTGCACGCCAACGCCGGGCGACCCGAGCCCCTACACGGGCCTCAATCAACACGCGGCCGGCACCTACACCAACAGCGCCGACCAAGACGAAGGCCCTTTCTGGCGCGAACTGCAATACGCTGCAGCGGCCCGTGACGCCGGTCTTATCGACATCCTGCCCCTGACGGTGGCAGAGCGCACGCGCACCACGCGGCGCGGCCCGAGCAATCTGATCTTCAATCCGAAATTCCGCAACGGGCGCAGCGACGATCTGAAGGGCATCACCACTTCAGCGCAGGGAATGGGCGGCATTGCATGCCCTGGCGTTTTCCTGACCACATCAGCCGCCGACTATTCCGCAGTGACTGTGGACGCCGACCGTGGCGTGACCATCACCACCGTGGGCGCGCTCGGGTCAGCCAAGATTCCGCTGGCGTGGAACCTCTTCCTTGAGCCCGGCAAGACATACCACATCGGCGCCATGCTGGACCTGCTGAATTGGGGCGCGTCAAATGCGGTGCGCTGGATTCTGTACCCCATCGACAACACGATGGGCACAGAGTTCCCCATTGCCCAGGGCAACATCAGCAGCGAAGCCTATTACGGCGGCTTGATCCACGACGCGCAATTCCGCTTCAGCGTACCCGCACGCAAGGGCCCGCAGCCGGCGCAGATCATCACCAAGGCGGGGCCGTTTGCATTCACTGCTGGCGACTCCATCACCATCAAGATCGACAACCTGACGGCCAGCGCGCCCATTGTCTTGACCGGCCTCACGACCGCTCGGGCCATCGCGGCGGCCATCAATTCAGCCATTGACGCGGACGCTACCTACGCGCCGCTTGGACAGTACAAGAACGTGGCGCGGGTCGAAAACAACCGGGTGGTTATCGAAGCGCCGGCCGTGGTGGCGACTGAAGACTCTGGCCGGCTTGAGATTCTGAACAGCGCCGGCACGCCTCTCGCCACGCTCTTCGCCGCTGGTGTGACCGCAGCCCGCGACAGCAGCAAGTTGCACGCGAACTTTGATGCGCCGGTCTTTGGCTACCGCCTGGGCCTGTCGCCGTCCACCACATCGGGCATTCAAACGCTGCGGCTTCTGTCGCCCTACTGCCGTGAGGTGCGCGTATGAGGCTGGCCGAGCTTGAGTTTGTCGCGGCTGACTGCTGCGCATTCCACCAGGCCGTCACCGTGCGCCGGGCTGATGGCGTGGATGTGGGCCTGCAGCGCAGCGCCGATGGCCTGACCTTCAGCGCGAGCCTGTACGGGCCGCGCGGGCTTCTGACGCGGCACCTGAACCTGTCCGCCGAAGAGGTTGACGCATTGATTGGAGAAGCGCCATGAGCATGACCCCCGAAGAAATCGACGCCCGCCGCCTGGAGCTTTTGGAAGCCGCAGCACTGCGCGAAACCGAAGCGCACAACGCAGTGTTGGCCGAACGTGCCGCGCTTGTCACGATCCGCGACCGGCAAGTGCGAGCGCTTGAGCTTCAAGCCGAGAACAACCGCCGAATCGCGGACGCTACGGCAGGCACCGGCCGCACCGCAATGATTCTGGACGCGGCGATTCGTCGCATTGATGACCGCACATCCACGACCGGCGCACCGAACATCCCCAAGGCTGTGGCCGAGGTGCTTGCGACGATGGCCGAGATTGAGCGGCAACTGACGGCGGCACCGTCTGGGCTCGCATGACATGCAACCGCGCTGCAACTGCTGCCAACAGCCCGCGCAGTGGCATTACGCCGACCGTGGCCGCGCTGGCGTGTCGCCCGAGCAAGTCGTGAACGACCACGAGAAGTTGCACGAGCTTGTCGAGTCGCGTGGCTACCCGCAGCCGGCGCAAGTCTTCCGCGTGCCCACCGTCTGGCCGCATGTGCTGACATGAAAGAGGCCCACAAATGGCAGTAGACACCGCAGCACACATCGGCACGCTTGACGCGACTTTGCCGCTCGGCTCTGAGGCGGCATCCGAGCTGGACAACAACTTCCGGCACATCAAGGGCGTGCTGAAAACCGACTTCCCGAACATCACGGGCGCGGTGACGGCCACGCACACAGAGCTGAACTACGTGGATGGCGTCACGAGCGCGATTCAGACGCAGATCGACGCCAAGGCACCAATTGCATCGCCCACCTTTACGGGCGTGCCTGCGGTGCCAACGGCTGCGGTTGCAACGTCCAGCACCCAGGCGGCATCAACGGCATTCGTGCAAACGGCCATCGCTGCGGTGAATGCCGCTTCTGGCGCGGTGACGTTCGCCACCGATGCGACGACCGCCTTCTCTGTCGCGTCGGGTCAGGTTGTGACTTCAACCAACGTGGCGGCGGTGGCTGTGACCTTCCCGGCGAGCCCGACCGTGGGCGCGATCAGCGGCGTCATCTTCGACAACGGTTTGGTGACCAACACCATTGACCTCGGCGCCAATTCCATCACCCACAACGGCACCACGATTTCGGGCGTGCTGACCTGTGACGAGCGCATTCCCATGTTGCTCACATGGGGCGGCGACTACTGGAGAAGGATCTTCTAATGGCCGGCAACGTATCAACTCTGGGCATCGGGTCGAAGGCCCTGCGAACTGTCGAGGCCACCGTATCGGGCACGTTCACGCCTCTGGTGGCGAATTCGTGGTGCCTCGTCACGCTGGTGGGCGCTGGCGGTGGCGGCCGGCGCGGCAACACCACAAGCCCCGGCACTGGCGGCGGCGCAGGACAGACGCGGCGCGCGTGGGTTCGCGTTGCTGGTGCAACGGCCTACGTGATCGGCACGGCAGGCACTGGCGCCACGGCCAACAACACAGACGGCACGGCTGGCACTGCAACCACGTTCGGGCAACTGCTCGCACAAGGCGGCGGCGGCGGGTCTTCTTCGGTTGCTGGCCTTGGCGGCGGCATCGGCAGTCCTGCCACGAGCCTGTGCTTCACGGGTGAAGGCTGGGGCGGCGCGGGCGGCGGCGGCGGTGTTGGTGGTTGTGCTCCTGGTTTCGCGTCCAACGTGGCCGGCCTTGGCATGCCAACGACCTCAACGCCAGGCGCGACAAACACCAACGTGGGCGGCGGCGGCGGCGGGTCTTCGGACTACGGCACGGGCGGCAACGGTGGCGCGGGTGCGGTGGGTGCTGCAACTGCTGGCAGCAACGGCACGGGCTACGGCTCTGGCGGTGGTGGCGGTGGCGGTGGCGGCGCGTCAGGCGACGGCGGCAACGGGACCGCCGGGTACATCCTGATCCAAGAATACGGCGCCTGATCCATGCCGATGGTGACCATCCCAGCGGTTGGCAAGTTCGGCCTCATTGCCGACACGCTGCCGCAAGAGCTGGACATCAGCGCGTGGAGCGCTGGGGCGAACGTCAGATTCGTCAACGGCGCGGCAGAGCGGATTCTTGGGCATTCGGCCATCTTCACCACGCCGGTTATCACGCCCTACTGGATCACGCCCTACACGACAAGCGCGGCACGTTTCTGGGTCTATGCGGGGCTGGGCAAGGTCTATGCCGATGACGGCACCACGCAAACCAACATCACGCCCGCGTCGGACTTCACCGGGGCCATTGACGACAGATGGACAGGCGGCAGCATCGGCGGCGTGCTGGTGATGAATAACGGTGTGGAGATTCCGCACTATTGGGCGGGCAACACAGCCAACGACCTCGCGGTGTTGCCCGGGTGGGATGCGAACTGGAAATGCAAGTTCATCCGGCCTTTCAAGAACTTCCTCGTGGCCGGGTACATCAGCAAATCCGGCACGGCATACCCGCACATGATCAAGTGGTGCCACCCGATACAGCCGGGCGCCATCACTGCCTTGGGCGATTGGGACGAGGGCAATCCAGCGCTTGACGCTGGCGAGCGCGACCTTGCCGAAACGCCTGATCTGCTGGTGGACGCGCTGCCGATGGGCGATCAGCTCATCATCTACAAAGAGCGCAGCATGTATTCGGCGCAGCAGAGTTTCGACGACTCTGTGTTCATCACGCGGCGCCTGCCCGGTGATGTTGGCTTGCTGGCCCGTGGGTGCGTCGTGGATACGCCCGTGGGCCATGTGGTGCTGACCGCTGGTGATCTTGTGGTTCATCAAGGCCAGGGCACGCAATCGGTGCTTGAAGGCAAGTGGCGCAAACGGCTTTTCCAGTTCATTGACAGCACCAGCGCGACCCGTTGCTTCCTGACCGTGAACCCGAAAAAGTGCGAGGTGTGGGTGTGTTACCCGCTGGTCGGAGCGACGGTCTGCACGCAAGCTTTGGTGTGGAATTGGCTCACTGGAGCTGTCGGCCACCGTGACTTGCCGAATGCGACTTACGGCGCCACCGGGCAAATCAACTTCGCCGCCGCCACCACGATGGATGGCCTCACGGGCACGATGAATGACCTCTTTGGCGCCACCGATGCCAACGAATTCGCGGCCAACGAAGGCCGGCTTGTCATCTGCACCACGGCACCGAAGATTTACCTGTGCGACACCGGGGCCACGTTTGACGGCACGGCTGTAAGTGCCTCTCTGGAGCGCACTGGCCTGGCATTCGATGACCCGCAGCGGCGCAAGCTGGTAAGGGGTATCTGGCCCCGAATCGACGCGCCTGTGGGAACTGTTGTGAGTATCCAGGCTGGCGGTGTGGACGATATCGAGCAGCAAATCACCTGGGGCGAGGCGGTTTCATACACCGTAGGCTCAACCCTGAAGGCGGATTTGTTCGCCTCTGGCCGGTTCTTGGGTTTCCGATTCTCCAGCAATTCCACCCAGCCCTGGCGGATTCACTCATTCTCGGTGGATATTAAGCCGATGGGGCTGTTCTGATGGCCTACCGTCTTGCAAACCCACCCGCCGACGCGCAGCGCTGGATTGTTGACGAGTTCCGCAAGATTGAGCAGGCGTGGGCTACCGGCATGGACAAAATCCGCCTTGATCCGCAATACGCAGCGCCTGAGAAGCCGCGCGACGGCATGATTCTGGTGGCTGACGGCACGACTTGGAACCCTGGCTCTGGTGCTGGCGCATATTGCTATTACGGTGCCGCGTGGCATTTTCTCGGATAGCCATAGATAATCAACGCACATCGGGAAATACTCCATGGCATACGATCCAAAGACATACCAAGCGCCGGCCTGGGCTCAGAATCTGCAGGGGTTTGACTTTCGCCCGGTAAGTACGGGCTCATTGGACGCGTCTGTTGCGTCAAACCTGCTTCCAAACAGCCCTCTTGCGCAGTATGCGCCGCTCAACCAGCACGGTGAGTGGGATTGGAGTCCTGAAGCCGTGGCGCAGAACCAGGGGCTGATTCCTGACGGCTACAAGATTGGCTTCAACAAGCTAAACAACTACGGCCGGTCTGTGCTACTTGACCCGCAGGGCAACCCGGTTAGCTCATGGGAAGGCCCGGCGCATGACTCCATGAGAAGGGGCGATTACGCATTCGCGGCGATGATGGCCTCGCTCGGCTTCGGCATCGCGGGCGCTGCTGGCGCTGCAGGCGCAGGCGGTGGTGCCGCAGCAAGTGGCAGCGGGACTGCGGCGACGGGCGCTGCGGCCTTCGACCCGCTGGCCGGGTACATGACCACAGGCGGCGTGGAAGGCTCCATTGTCGGCGGCGGTGAAACCATCGGCGGCGGCCTGCTTGGCGCAAGTCAAGGCGCCCCGAGCCCGCTGGATGAATACCTGCGGTCTGGTGCGTCCGATATGTCCACGGCTGGCGGGCAGGGCGGTTACGCCGGGTCTGTCGGCCAGGATGCGGGCCGCGAGCTGCTGGGCACGTTCGACCCGTCCGCCTATCAGTTGCCGCAGTATGACGGCACCACGCCGATGGACACGGTGAATGTCAACGGTTCCCGCGTTCCGGTTGACGTTGCATCACAGGCCGAATTCGCGCCCCCAGGTGGCTTTGGTGATGTGGGCGGTTCAATGCCGCCTGTCAACGATCTGCCGGCCTACAACTACGAAATTCCGCCCATGGCTGAAGCGGCCATTCCCGCCATTGGCGCGGCGTCTGGTGGCGGCGGCTTGCTGGATTCCATCGGCGGCATGAAGACCGTGCTGCCCGTGCTGGGTGCAATCGCCGGATCGCAGGGCACGCCAGGCGCAACGTCCACGACGCAGCAGATCATGGACCCGCGCATGCAGGAGCTGCTGTACGGCTCGGGCGGCCTGCTGGGCTCTGCCAAAGACCTGTACCAAGCCAACAAGAGCGGCGTCAACGCAAACATGCAGGCCGGCTGGGACAAGCAGTTGTCGCTGCTCAATGACCCCGGCGTGAACTCGCAACTGTCGGCCATGCGTGACCGTGGCGGCCTTCTGTCCGGCGGTGCCGTGGCATCGAACCCGTTCGCTACCGGCGCAAGCATTCCCCGCAACCCCTTCCGGCGCGGCTAAGGAAACACCATGGCAAATCAATACTTGCAAGCCCAGCAAGACGCGATCACCGGGCAGGTCAACAACAACCTGCAGCGCAACGTGCTGCCCGGCATCAACCGGCGCGCAATGGCTGCGGGCGGCTTTGGCGGGTCACGCCAAGGCATTGCAGAGGGCCTTGGCATCGGTGAGAGCAGCCGGGCCATTGCCGACGCCACGGCCAATCTGCAGGGCAACGCCTACGCGCAGGATCAGCAGATCGCATCGCAGCAGGCCATGCAGCAGGCGCAGTTGGCAGCGCAAGAGCGCATGGCCTCGCAGAGCAACGACACGCAGCGGCTCGGCATCAACAACCAATATTCCTTGGGCATGGGCAACCTGGGGCTGGGCTACAAAACGGCGGGCCAGAACTACGAACTCGGCAAGGGCAATCTCGGGCTTGGCTGGCAGAACTCGGCCAACCAATACGCCTTGGGCAGCCGTGCGGCCGACACGAACCAATTTCAGGCGCAGACCTCGCGGGACTTGGGTTTCGGGCAACTCGGCGCGCAGCAAGACGCGAACGACATGAGTTTCTACACCGCGCAACGCGGCCAGGACTTGAGCGCGCAGAACCAGGGCTTCAACCAATGGTTGTCGGCCTTCAACGCGCAGAACGGCATGGGCCAGCAGCAATACAACATCGGCCAGCAGCAGCAGCAAGCACCGTGGACGGCCATCGGCAATTACCAGAGCGCGCTGCAGCCCTTTACCGGCCTAAACGGCAGTTCGTCGCGCACAGACCCCGGCACTGGCGGCGGGTGGGCCGGCGCGGCTGGTGGTGCGTTGACGGCTGCGCAGCTCTGGCAACTGATGAACGGCGGGGGCTGATATGGGATTGCTTGGCGACTCAATCGAAGACCCGCGCACGATGGCTGTGCTGCGGCTGGCCGGCGCGCTCCAGAACCAACGCGGCGGCGGATTCGGCGGGCTCTTGTCCGGGCTCAATGCGGGCGGCCAGGACTACATCCAGACGATTGCAGCGGCAAAGCAGCAGGAAGAGGCGCGCAGGCTGCAGGCAGAGCAGCGCCAGATGCAGCAGCAGTTGATGCAGCAGCAGATTGCCCAAGCGCAGCAGCAGACCGCAGCGCAGGCTGAAGCCGCGCGTCGTCAGAAGGCCATCGAGCAGGCATACAGGGGCGCCATCCGCACCCCCGAACAGCAGGCCATGCAGCAGAACGGCGGGCCGACGATTGCGGCAGCACAAGCCGCGCCAGGGATGCAGCCGGGCGTCGATTCACCGGCACTGATTCGCGGCCTGACGGAAGCCGACCCGATGGCGGCGTTCCAGATGATGCAGCCCAAGCCTGAAGACATGAGGGTGATCGGTGATGCGCTGGTGGGCGTGAGTGGCGGCAAGGCGCGCGAGCTTTACCGGGCACAACCCAAGCCGGCCGAGCTGCCGACCTCTGTGCGTGAATTCCAGTACGGGCAGCAAAACCCGGAATACAACACCTGGGCCACCGGCCAGAAGCGTGCCGGCGCGACAAACATCGGCATGCCACGCATCGAAGTGAAGATGGGTGACAGCGTGGCCGGTCAAATTGGCCCGATGGCAAAGGACTCGCGCACTCAGGCGCAGGGCGCCGTGGGCATGTTTGATTCTGCGGATCGAATCCAGAAGGCTCTGGACAGCGGCAAGGTTAGCGCCGGCCCTCTCACGACGCAGATCAACACCGTCAAGCAGTTGGTGCAAAAGGTCGGCGGCGGTAGCGATGAAGGCATCAGGCAGACGCGCCAAGTCATCAAGAGCCTCGCTCAAATGGCTGTCGAAGCGCGTAAGGAACTTGCGGGCCAAGGTGCTGTGACGGAAAACGAAGCTGCGGCGGCTGCCAAGGCGGAAGCCGGCGACATCAACGACCTTACGACCGGCGAGCTGCAAGACCTTGTGACGCTCACCAAGCGGGCGGCGCATTTGCGCGCCAAGAGCCACCAGGGCTTGATTGAATCAATGGCCGCGAATGAAGGCACGCGCAGCACGGTGCCGTTCTACCAAGTGCGCGGCTTGGAGAGACTTCTTCAGCACTCGCCCGGGCTCCCGCAGATCGGCGGCAATGGCGCGCAGCCATCGTTTGATGATGCAGAGAAAGAGCGCCGGTATCAGGCATGGAAGCAGCAGCAGGGCCGGCCATGAACGAACAAGAGGAGTTTGAGTTCAGGTTGCGCCTTGAGCGCGAGCAGACCACCAAGCCGCCGCAGAAGGGTGGCGCAGATCGCTTTGGCACGCTTTCCAACATGGCGGCCGGCGCGGTGCGTGGTGCTGGGTCCATCGGCGCCACGCTGCTGAGTCCTATCGACGCGGCTGCGCGTGCGCTCAACGGCGGCAAGCCTGTGAGCGTGGGCGGGTATGACATCGTGGGCCAGGACCGGCGTGCTGGCATGGATGCCGGCCTGTCTGAGCTGGGTGCGAATACCGACTCGCTCGCCTTCAAGGGTGGCAAGTTGGCCGGCGAGATTGCAGGCACGGCCGGCATGGGCGGCGCGATTGCCAACGGCGCGCGGCTGCTGCCGATGGCTGGCCGCATGGCGCCTGGCATTGACGCGATCAGAACGGCCGGCATGAGCGCGGGCGGCATGACCGGCATGGGTGGATTGGCGACCCGTGCGGCCGGTGGCGCTGTCACTGGCGGCGCATCGGCTGCGCTTGTGAGTCCTGACGATGTGGGCGTGGGCGCTGGTATCGGCGCTGTGATGCCTGGGGCGCTGCAGTTGGCCGGCAAGGCTGGGTCTGCTGTGGGGCGCACCATCCGAGGCCCCGAGCAATCGGCAGGCATCGCTGATGCCGTCAAGGCGGCGCAGGCTGCAGGTTATGTGATCCCGCCGACACAAGCCAACCCAACGCTGATGAATCGCCTGCTTGAAGGCGCGGCCGGGAAACTCACCACAGCCCAAAACGCCAGCGCACGCAATCAAGGCGTGACCAACAAGCTCGCGGCCGAAGCGCTCGGCCTGGCGCCGGATGTGAAGCTCTCCCCTGAAGTCTTGCAGGGCATCCGCAAGCAAGCCGGACAAGCGTATGACGCCATCGGGCAAACCGGGGTTGTCACGCCGGGCGCTGGATACGCTCAGTCTCTGGACGACATCGCCGCGCCGTTCCTGAAGACTGCGAAGGCATTCCCCAACGCCAAGCCAAGCCCGGTGCTTGATCTGGTCGAGTCGCTGAAGACCACGAGTTTTGACGCTGGCTCTGCGGTGGAGAAGATCAAGCAACTGCGCACGGCCGCAGATGACGCATTCCGCACCGGGAACACCGACATTGGGCGGGCCTCAAAAGCTGCGGCCGGCACGCTTGAAGACGCGCTAGAGCAGCACCTTCAGCAGATTGGCCAACCCGATGCGCTGCAAGCCTTCAGGGATGCGCGAAAGCTCATCGCCAAGACCTACACGGTAGAGAAGGCGCTGAACCCGACTTCAGGGTCTGTGGACGCTCGCAAGCTGGCCGGGCAAGTGAACAAGGGCAAGCCGCTGTCCGATGAACTCCGGCAAGCGGCCAACTTCGCAAACAGTTTCCCGAAGGCATCGCAGGTGCCTGAAGTCATGGGGAGCCTGCCGCAACTCAGCCCGCTGGATTGGGCGGCTGGCGGCGCGATGACTGCCGGCATGGGCAGCCCGCTCGGAATGCTCGGCCTGGTGGCGCGGCCTGCTGCGCGTGCTGCAACGCTTTCACCGATGGTGCAGCGCAGGCTGTTGCAGTCGCAGAAGCCTTCACTGCTGGGCCTGCTTGGCGATGAGCGGATTACGCGGGCGGGTCTTCTTTCCGCCCCGATCCTGGCGACCGACCAGTGAGCCCGCAGTAAAGGTTCCAGCAAAAAGCCAGCACACACAAGATGCCGACCTTCCACAACATCCACTCGATGAAGCTCAAGTAGTCCCCCTCAAAACGGCCCACATCATGCCAGGAATCCCACCCATGAACAAACCCGCGCGCATCCTGTGGTGCATCCTGTCGGTGCTGATCTTCTGCATGGTGGCCGGCGTGCTGTTCGCGCCACCCCACGGATTGGCGAAGTCTGACGATCCATGGCTCGCTGACGATAAGTCGCAGCACGCCATGTGGGGCGCAATGATCGCGGCCGGCGTGGCGCAGCAAAAGCGCGATGAAGTGGCCGGCTTCTACGCTGGCGCCGCTGTCGGCGTGGCAAAGGAGCTGTACGACTACTCGAACCGCAAGCGCGGCGGCGTGGCCTCGTGGCGTGACCTCGCGGTGACGGTGGCCGGCGCATACGTGGGCGCGAGGACGGCGGGCTTCATGCTGACGGCCAATGGCGTGATCTTCGTGCGGCGGTTCTGACATGGCACCACACGAAGCACATGCCTACACCGCCAAGGCTGGAACCGTCTGGGGTTCGTGGTGGTTCGGCGGCTGGCTGCAAGGCATCGGCGTTAATGACTGGGGCGAGCTTGCGCAGATGCTGGCGGCCATCCTGTCCTTTCTCTACATCTGTGAGTGGGTGTGGAAGAAGTGGAAAGCGTGGCGCGAATGAAGAAGCCCACACTCATTCCGAACTGGCGCAAAGCGTGGCGCATGGCAAGCGTGCAATTTGCCACCCTGGCGCTTGGGTGGGGCCTGCTACCGCCTGACTTGCAAACCGCGACCCTGGCGGCAATCGGTGTGCCTGCTGAACGCATCCCGGCCGTGCTGGGTGCCATGTTCCTTGTGCTGCGACTCGTTGACCAGCCGAAGACGCGGGAGCCTGAATGATTTCACTTTCCGACTACTTCATGGGCCGGGACACGCTCTATCGCACACAGCTAACGCCGGTCCTGCGAGCCAACGCGGCGCGCACCGTGGAAGCGGCGCAGAAGCTGCTGATTCTCGCCAAAGGTGCCGGCCAGGAGATGCACCCGAACAGCAAGACCGGCATGGTGAGAAGCGGCTGGCGGCCTCCTGCTGTGAACGCGGCAACGTCCGGCGCGTCTGCCACATCGCTGCACATGAAGTGCCTTGCGGTGGACTTGGAAGACAACAGTCACCAGCTCGCCAAGTGGTGCGAAGCCAATGCAAACACGGTGCTGAAAGACCTGGGGCTGTATCTGGAGTCGCCAGACTTCACGCCCACTTGGTGCCACGTTCAACTGGTGGCACCCGGCTCTGGAAACCGCATTTTCCGCCCGAGGTGATATGGCAAAAGCCCCCGAGGAACCGAGCTGCGCAACCTGCAAGTTCTGGCACGAGGGGACGGACGCCGGCGTGACGCTGATCCAACACCCGACGATTGCAGCGCGTGACGCTTACGCGGCGCGAGGTGGCTGGATCGCAGACCGGGAAATGACAGCCATCACCTACAGCGACCAACACGGGCAGGTAGCGCGGGCGACCGTGCGGCCTGAGATGCTATGAACCCGCTTGTCTCCATCCTAGCCGCTGCGCTGCTGGCTGCTGGCATCGGTGCCGGCGTGCAGACCTGGCGCCTGCACTCGCTACAGACCACGGTGGCGGAAGAACACGCCGCGCTGGAGAAGTCCCGAGCCGATGCCGAAAGCCGTGCCCGTGACGCCGAACAACTCATGGCGGATTCCGCCCGAAAGGCAGCCGATGCTTACTCGCGCCAAGTCTCCAAGGTCCGCGCTGATGCTGACGGCGCTCGTGCTGCTCTTGCAGGGCTGCTCAACGCTACCGGCTCCAGTGGTGACGCCGCCCAAGATTCCGCCGCCACCAGAAGCGCTGATGACGCCACCAGAGCCCGGGCAGTGGTTGGACAGTGCGCGGCAGCTCTTTCTCAAGTGGCAGAAGCTGCTGACTCCGCAGAAGGACGCCTAGCCGCGCTTCAGAACTACGTCACGGCTGTACTGCTTCAAGGTGCGGCTTTGAAGTAGCTGGACTGCTGCGGAGACGGCTTCGGCTCGTCGGGCCTGCGTAGAACTTACGCGCAATTGTTGAGGGTGGCCGGCGCTCTGGCTTGCGCTGGCCGGTGAGCGCGAATAGCTCTTGTGGCGTTAGGTCGTCCATATCACCCCAGCCGCGCACGCTCTGCGCGAGTCAACATCCTGCACAAGTGACCACCGACGCGCTCCAGGATCGCCGTGCGCCCCTCAAGCACATCAGACACCACGCCGTCATCCACCACGCGGAATTGATCGCTGCGCGGCCTGCGCACACCTGATGCACGCGGCCAATGCGCAGTGATGATGTGCATGGAGCCTGCGCATTCGACGGTGATGCGGTACACCTCTTGGCCTGGCACGGGTTCAGGCTCGCGCGGCGGGATCGCAAGGCGCTCTGCTTCGTCGCGCTTGCGCCAGGCTTGGAAGCCAAGGCGGCGCGCTTTGGCGAGGCCCGTGGATGGCCTGATGTAGTGCTGCATTTTGTGGCGCTTACTTTGGAAGGTTTGCGTATAACCTAGTTGGGCGGCTTGCACGGCTCGAACCAATCCGCGTCATACCAGCTATCCGGCGCTCCGTTGCGCAGTGTCGGCCGCACTTGGAAGCGCACGCCGCTTTGGCTTTTCCACCACGAGCCTTCATCGCGCTCGACGGCAACGATCTGCACTCGCGCTATCGGAATCTTCGATGGAACATGCTGGGGAATGTTGTAGTCCGTCACCGCCCAGTCGCCTACATCGAGTTTTCTGCTTGCTGTGCTCATAGTCCTCTGCCTTCGTTCCACAGCCGCCCAACCCATCGCTCAACCGGACC